CCAATGACATAGTTGTTAATATGTTGAAAGAGAATATAGGTACAAAGAAGGAAGTGTTTGTGGATAAAGCACTGAATAAGATAAAGTTCCAACCAGGAAAGAAGACACCATTTAGTATCATAGACACATTGAAGATGAAAACTATCTGTGAAGAAGGTACTAGTGTAGTGATGACTGGAATGAATTCGTCATCATCAACAAATAAAGAAGTTCAGAGTGGTGGTGTTGGAACTATTGATGGGCATGAGAAGAAAATGAAGGGAAGTGCTGGTTACTTATTTTGGGAGAACAAAGCAGGATATAATTTTAGATCAATGGATCAATTATATGATAAGAAAAAGAATAAATCTGTTGCTACATATAATCAACTGAACATACAAAGTGGTGCTGATCCGAGGTTTGTTATATCTAACGTAGAATTTGAAAATGAAATTGATTTGTTAGATAAATTGAGGCATGGTGCTTATTCATCTGTCATTTGTTACTATAATTTTAGTACAGGATCTTATGAAGAGTATTCATACTCATTAGATGATCAGTTTAAAGAGATGAAACATTTGGGACCACAACAGGGAGTACCAGTAAAACAAGAATTTTTCTCTAGATTTCCTACTAGAATAATGTCAGTTTTATTAGACCATGAGACATGGCATGATGAATCAACACCAGCATCACCAGAGAAGAAAGATGGTGGTGGTAAAGATACTGCAGAATTTCCTGATTGGCAGAAATTTTTTACATCACAGTCTATAGCAAGGTTTAATTCATTCAATAATCAACAGTTACAAATAAAAGTACCAGGTAATCCTACATTAAAGGTTGGTGACATTATTGATGTTAAAATTATGAATCAATCATCAGATAAAGATGACAGTGGAAAAAGGTTTGATTCAGAACATAGTGGTTCTTATCTTATTTCAAAATTAAATCATGCTTTTCTTCCATCCTTGGCAACCCCTATGACCGAAACATTTCTTACTCTAGTACGAGATGTTTATGGAGACAAGATAACAAAAGTTAAAACTGCCTCATAAATATATCAGATAGTATTTAATATGGATCCAGTACTCTCATCATTATATCCTACTAATCAGATTGGTTCTGATGGTATGTCGTGGTGGGTAGGTCAGATTGAATCACCAAAGGATCCTGAAGCAGAAGGTGGTGACCCAAAGGCAGGAGGTAGATATCGTGTAAGAATAGTTGGTGTTCATTTACAAGAGGGACAACTTACACCTACATCTGAATTACCATGGGCACATGTGATGATGCCAGCAACACATCCATATTCTGATGGTGGTGTCACTGGTGGTAGTGTTAACCTTGAGATGGGTAACTGGGTTATTGGATTCTTCCTTGATGCAGCAAGGCAGCAACCTATTATAATGGGTTCCATTGGTCATGTTCCTGGTTCTACTATAGAAAAGAATCAGGATCCTAACCCAAATAATAGCAATGGGTTAGGTTATGGGTTTACTAAATTTGTAGATCCTAAAGTAAATCCATCTCAAAATAGAGGTTTAGAAACACAGGATGGTAAAAGGAAGGATGGTACTGATGATGAAGGTGGAACAGCTAAAGTAGCAAATGCACATGTAGATCCAACTCCTGTCCTAACATCATTACGTGGATTTGCATGTGAAACAAACCCAATAGGAGGAGAGGTTTGTGTAGAAATTGCTAACCCTAAATGTGGTTCGGAGAGTACTTTTAAACAAAGTGTAACCAATATTATAGGAGATTTGTTAGCAGCAAACCAACGGTCTGGTGGACAGTTGGGTAGTTATTATGTGAGTAAGGTAAATGGTTTTCTTTACGATAAAGTAAACATTGCCAGATATCACGTAGGTCGAGTGACACGTCTCGTAAGAGCACTTATGGGCAGGATTCAATCCGAAATGATTAAGGGTATCAGAAAGGGAGTAGATACTTTAGTCAATTCAGTTCTTGGATTGAATGCTGGTAAGGACGCTAAAGATAAAGTACCAAAAGATCCTAAAAATGATCATAGGAGTGTTAGGAAGGAAGGTAATATTCTTAAGAGAATCAAGAAGGTTATTGATAAAATCCTATCAGCATTAGGATGTGCTATGGAAGATGCTATTGATAGGTTAGTTAAATGGTTGACTAATATGCTATTCAATATGATCATGGAAGCATTTTCACCTGCTGTTTGCCTTATCCAAAATCTTGTAGACGGTATTATCAATCAGATCATATCTGTTGTTGATGGTCTTATTGCAAAGATTATGGGACCGTTGCAAAGTATCCTGTCTATTATAGGTGGTGGTATAGACATGGTATCTTCTGCTTTAAGCAAGGTAATGTCTTTCCTTGGTATCAACTGTAGTGGACCTAGTGGTAAGTGTGCTACAAAAACAAAGATATGTAGTGATTGTGGTAGTGATGAAGAAGATGATTGGTTGGATACATTATTAGATCAGATTGAAGGTGGTGATAGTGGAGAAAGATTTACATGTGATGAAGCTAAAGATTATCCAGATGATAAACCTACTAATATTGTATTTGTTGGTGGTATTCCAGAGTATCCTGTACCAATTGTAGATGACTCTACTCCTCCAGGTGATGATGATGGTACTAATCCTTTCTTCCCAGATCCAGATATAGATCCAGGAGATGAAGACGATGACGATGATGACGACGACGACGATGATGATGATATTGATGATATCATCTTTGATGATGAAGAGGATGATGACGACGATTATGATCCAGTACCTCTAGATGAGACTGGAACTCCTTTCTATGAGATAACTGCAGATTCTCCAACTGTAGTTAATGGTGATACTGTAGTATATACTGTACATACAGGACATGTACCAGCAGGTGCTATACTACAATATACATTGTCAGGTCCAAATTCATTTACTGATACTGATGTTGTTGGAGGACTTGTAGGTACATTTGAAGTCTTATTAGATAGAATAGAGACTGCTACAGCATATGATAGTGATGGTAATGGAACAGATGTTGATGTTCCTATAGGTAAATCAACATTCTCTGTGACATTTTCTGATGATATACAAATAGCAACAGCACAACAACTTGTATTGTGTACAGTACAACAGATATATGATAACAATGATAATACTACAGAAATTGGTAGTATTGATCATGATAGTGTAGAGACATTAGTACTTGCTGATCTTGAGCAAGTATTATATCCAGATGATGAGTTTGATACTACTCCAGTTCCTACCTATGAGATTGTTGCAGATAAAGAGAAGTATAATGAGGGAGAAGACATAACATTTACCATCACTACTGCTAATGTTGATGATAATACTAGAGTTGACTATACAATATATGGTGACATTGAACAGGCAGATCTTATTGGTGATATGACTGGTAGTATTACTATCAAAAATAATAGTGCCAAGTTAATCATTGGTATCGCTGAAGATATAGAGGATGAAGTTGATGAAAGTCTTTATATTACTTTAGTTGGTGTTGATGCTGCTACGTCTGTTATTATTAATGGAACTCTTGTACCTGAAACTACAGTACCAGAAGAGACACCAAAGATAGATAAACCAACTACTGGTAATCCTATTACTGATGATGACGGTGGTATAATTGAAATACCTATTAGTGATCCAGGTGATCCATATGAAGAAGCACCTGATGTTATAATAACAGGTAATGGATTTGGTGCTACTGGTATTGCATTATTAGATGCACAAGGATATGTGTCTGAAATAAGAGTTACTAGGTCTGGTTTGAATTATAAATTAAATACACCTGCAAATAGTAATGTACGTTGTATTATAGATTCATTTACCCTTATATCACCAGGTATTAGGTATACATCTCCACCAGATGTCTATGTTGATGGTGAATTATTGGTTGCGAAAGCAGAGATTGATGATCGTGGATATGTTGTTAGTGTTAAAGTATTAGATAGAACAAAGACATATAGTAAGACACCTAGCGTACAATTTATTGGTGGTGGTGGAGCAGGTGCTGTTGCTATGCCTAGCATGGTATGTTTAGATGAGGAAGATTTGAAGACAAGAGGTGCTGTTAAGATCGGTACTGGTACATATATTGATTGCCCATGAATCCTACTAATAATTACGATAAAGTACACGGTAAAGGTGTAGCAGTCAACGTTGTTGCTGAACCTGCAAGTGGTAGAAAAGATGATGATGGTAAATTCATCAAGACATGTCCTACTGCTGTAACCCAAGATGGTTGGACTATAATGACATGGAGAGGTGAGAATGGTGGTCCAGGTGGGTATGCATTAACAAATGGTGTTAGTGCTCTTTTATTTGATGAGAATGGTAATTGTAAGACCTCAACAGGAAAACCAGGAGATACTGGTTGTGGAGGTAAAATAGTTCGTATATGTACAGATTTCCTTGATAAAGGACATAGTTATGCTGGACAATTTACTGGTTCTAGTCAGGAAAGAGCGAAGGAAGGTAAGACTGAAGAAATGCCAGCATATTCTCTTCATGTTACAGGTGAGACTGCTATAGAATCTATTGGTGGTGATGTAAATATTTTAGGTGATAATGTTACTATACAAGCAAGAAAGACACTTACTTTAAAAGCAGGTGATGCTATCAACTTGGAAGCAGGTGATGGTAATGGACAAGTTAATGTAACAACAGCAAAGTATACAGTTGCTACTGGATTTTATAAAGAAGTATCAAAAGGTCATCATTCAGAAATTGATGGTGAATATACTATTAACCAAAAAATGCCAGGATCAAAGGTTGCATTTAATACTGCAGGAAGTATTAATGCAGTTGCTGATGCAAATTATAGGTTTAAAGTTGGTGGAAAATATGAAATAGATGGTAAAGGAAATTTATTATTTAAATCAAGAATTGGTGGTGCTAGTTTAAAGTTGAAAGGTAAATTAAATGAACAAATTGATGGAATAAGATATACAGAGATTAAGGCACAACCAACTATTCCTAATGCAGTTGCCTCAACTGCATGGGAGATTAAGATAGCAGCAGCAAAGAAAACTGGGTTAAAAATTAACTCGACTATGGGAATAGATGCAAAATTTAAAGGAGGAATTAATATCCTTAAATTTGTGGGTAAAACAGACATAGAATCAAAAGGACCTATCACTATCAAAGGTGCCCAGATATACCTTAATTGAATTGTATGAATTTGGCAATTTTTTCTCCGTCAAAATTTGCTCAAAAAAGTCGAGCTTGACACAAAAACTATATAAGACTATAATAAATAAGTTCGAATGGAGAATATGACCAAAAAGACATTAAAACGTACTACCAAAAAGGGACGTGAAGAAACGTGGGAGTGGGAAGAAACTCCAGAACTCCTAGCTGCACTGGAAAATCTCCGTAAAACTGAACAACTTGTACAGGATAAAGTATGACAACTCCAAAGCACGATTTAGATCACGAGGTCTATATCGATCCTAAAGATAAGAAA